CTAGGCTAACGGACTAGACCCGTATATGTGCAAACGCATGATACGGTACGAGGTCACCTAACTATGACTTAGTTAAAATGTAGTGAGGCTTCATCGTAGCTTCTTTCGAAGTACGAATTCAGCCTAACCACATTATTGACTAGCTTCCTAACGTGCTCTTGTTTACGTCAGTCAATTGTTGATTGACCTAAGTAAGCCACTTTGGAACCCAGTTCATAGATATCTGATCAACTACCCGTGCGATAAGCATCCACGGGGTTCATTGAAGTAGATTCTTCAATGGCTCTCTCGAAAGAGAGCGCATAGATCCAGAAACCAGGCCCAAACAACTTAAGGGTGAATTCTAGCACCCTCATTGGTCAACTTCTAGAAGAGTAAGTTCAATACCAATTTTGGTAAAAGAACTCAGCTTCTTCTTGAAGTTTAACCAGGCCTTTCCGGTAATCCTCTATTTGAATCTCTAGTAAAGAGTTTCAAAGAGAGTACTGGAAAAGGGGTTTTGAGCTAGCAGTAGAGAAAACTCAAAGGATTGCTTGCGCATCCCTTTGACTCTTCTGCATTCAGCTACCTAACCCTAAGGCCGACCATAAAATTAGTTGTATATTATCCAGATTTTTTTTGGATAATGTACGGACTAATTCTAGAAGGGTCTCAAGGTTAAGCAACTCTAGACGTCAAAGTTCAGCCAGTAGGGACCCCAAGAAATATTTATTTCTTGTGGCCTGCAGGATTAAACCTGCACCTACTGGTGAGTAGTTAACCCCAATGGCTTTTCACTTTTTAGCAAATTCAGCTATATCTTTCGATACGACTGATTTTGACAAATTAATCTTCACTCCAAGAGTGGACATTAACTCTAAATAGTGAGAGGCTACAGCATCATTCGCGATGACAATGTCGTCACCCAATAATGCATAATCCTTAAAATTATGGATTCCAGCCTTAAGGGCTGCATATCTTACCAAGATATGATGGGTTAGTGCAAGCATAGCAAATGATGAGTAAGCTCCCATTGGCTGTCCAACGGCATATTTTAAATAACGACCATTATAGAAATATGGGATATCTTTTAATAAATGATATCAAATAGTTCCTAATAATGGATTTAAGTAATTTAAAATATCCCTCTGAACGTCTAGTGGTAGCCTGTCTGTCGCTGCTGAAAGATCGTAAGAATAGAATGTTTGATCTTTAGGCGTCCGCTTGATTAGTAAATCGAGCGGGGCTTCTTGGTCAAAAGTTCCATCTTGCGGTATCCGCTTTAACAGACGAGACACACCATCATGTAGAGGTTTTAATGAACACTGGATCCACCAGATAGTTATTGCAACTACTCTGGCTTTTCCAGCAACATTACGAACCACTGCAAGCTTCCCAATTTTCAGAGGTTTACAATCTTTAAATAACAAAAATGTTAGATAAAGAGGTGAACCAATGAAGAGAAGGACTAGAGCTCATAAAGTAAGTCAGTTTTGACCACATTTTCAGTTATACAAAGCGTAAACTAGAAATAGTTTAGGCTGATGTATAAAGGCTAATGCGTCAATGCTAGCACTTCATGCAGATTTTACTGCATTAGGGCCAGCACTTTCTAACTTTATTAACCTAGGGTTGTTTAGTTTCAAAAGTGGGTTTATCCCTAATAAATCTTTAAGGGCCAGTCCGATGGGGTCTTTCACCTCATCGCATGGTACCAAAGTTTTCTCTTTGGCATCATGTGGACTAACTATTGTGTCCAAATCTGGTTTCACCTTAAAATTTATAAGACGATAAATACAAAGCAGAGTAAGGAGGGTCACCACTATCATACGTTCAGTAATAAGATCAGAATTTCTGATTTTACTACTTATTATATGAGGGATGCCACGTCAGTCTCTGGAGACTATTATTCCGTTTCCGGAATAATGAGGCTCCCCTTGACCAGCTAGTCATCGGATTAAGAGACGTACACACTCTTTTAAATAAAGATGTGTGAACTTCTCACCAGATTTCTTATATAGAAATTTGATCCGGTTTCTAGTGAAGTTAAGAGGTTCCTCGTACTCTTTCATGCGCAATGCCCATATAACAATTCTAAAATAACGATTAATTTCGTAAGATTTTAATCATACCTTAGATTGTTGTTTTGGTCTTCTTGCAAAATTTATGATGGATTTGTAAAAATTCATTGTAAAGAGTAAGTAACCAATAGCGGGCTCGACCTGTATTATTTCCTATATAAACCCTCGCAGCCTTATACTTAATACAGTATAAGGATTAGCCTGGGAACTATGTTGTTACATAGTTATAGGTTTCCTACAGTTGTCCTGCACCCTATTGGAAGGATATTTTCCATGCTGGCAGCAGTATTATGCTGTTGTTCCAGATGGAGGGGGTATCATCCCCCGGACGCATGTCCAATGTCCCATTAGCAACAGTTTTGCTGTATGCTATTGCCAACTTACTTTCGTAAGAAGACGTTACACTTAACCCTTCATTATCATATCCTGGGAGAGATATAACATCCAAATTAAGAGGTATGCAG